ATTCCTTCAGTCCGCTTATCCTGAATGGCGGCTAGATTATTTTCTAGCTTTTCCTGGAAGGCCAATGATGAACCCCGCGCTTGTTCTAAAGCGACAATCTTATCTACTATCGGTTTTAAAGTTTCTTCACCTAGTTTAGACGACTCTAAAAGGCGGTTAACGTATTGGTCAAAAGTCTCGCTGTCTGTCTGTTGAAATTCCTTAGCTACTTTAGTCCTTCGTGCTGTAATAACTAAATCGCGGCGGGCTATGTCCTCACGCTGTTTAACTAAATCCTCTTCTAACTTCAGGGCTTTCCGTAATAGTTCCTCCTGTTCATCAAGGCTTAGATTTCTATTTTTGGAAGCAACTACTAACCGTTTAATTTCATTTTCGGTTTTGGCGGTTTCAATTCTTAGAGCACGTTGGCTGGCCTCTAAAGCACGTTGACCATCTAAAAATAGTTGCTGCTGGGTTACAGCGTTTCCTATTTCTTCTGCCAGTCCGCTAAATGCCTCTGAAGTTAAATCAATAGCTTTATCAAAGTCACCACTAGCAAAAGCAATTAACGCCTCTCCTAATTTGGCCACACGTGAAACAAGAACATCAATAACCACACCGACTGCATTGGTGACGTTCTCAAACTTATCCATGAGTTCGTCATTCTCGGATAGGGCTGTTTTGAGTAAGGTAAACACAGCAACCAACGCAGCCAATATTGCTCCTATGGGAGTAGCTATGAACCGTAACGCCTGAAGCGTCATAGCCTTAAACCCTGACGCCCCTTGTTCAAGTCCTTCACCCACTTTCCCCAATGCCGGATGAACCCCGTCTAGCGCACTTTTATAATTACCTATGTTTATCTTCTGTTTCTCAATAGCGGAAACATTCTCTTTTATCTTAGATGTATTCTGGTCTATTAAAGCGTTAATCTCCTGCGCTCGTTTCTTTCCCTGCTCTGATTGTAAATTCAAAGCGTTGCGTTCCTTCCGCAGTTCTTTATTGGCCGCCGTTAAATCGTTTATTGACTCTACTGAATCTTCGACGTCGACGTCTACATCTAAAATTATGGTTTCTTCCCTGTCTGCCATTAGAGTTTAATCAGTTGAATTTCACATGGTAGATAACTCTCTTTATATCCGCTTATCTTATTCAAATAATATTGGTTCTGTGTCTCCTGTGTCTTAATTGTAATAGGTCGTAAGAAATCCAAAGACTGATAAATAGCATAGGGCAAATGAGCAACAGAAAGTAACTTAACAGGGTCGTTTAACACCATTGACACTAATCTAAAATACCGTTCAGTCACTGACAACTGGTCCCCTTCGGCAAAGGCCATCGAAAAAGGAAAGTCCCTATCTATCTGTCTATTCGTCGGAATTAGATTATAAAATGCCGGGGCTAGTGTGCTATAGTCCGTATTTTCAACCTGTATCTGTGTAAGCCCTGAGAACTTGGAAACAGTGTACAACGGAACATGATGCAGTAAATATACCTGGTCTGAATCGCCATAAACGAAGTTCATTTTAGCCAGACTGCCCGTGGCATTCGTGTCAAATGCTAATCCCTCCAATTCAATATACCCGGCCCCAAACGTAATGACCATGTAGTCACCGTTATAACTGATATTTGTTGAATCGGTAACCCTGACCATGTCCGACAGTTGAAACCTATCATCAGCAATAGCAAACCGGGCCCGTCCGGCTGAATCCGTCACCGCGGTAAACTCCATGTTAAACTGCTGGTCGAATTCTACAAGGTTGGTCTTCTCTATGCTCATTTGGAAGACAGGGTTTATATACGTTATCGGGGAGGAGAATTCACTTTCAATTATGTCCACTTCGTCCCCTAAAAAATCATTATCAATATCTATCTGCCCTTTGTCGTAAAGCCTTTTGTCCAGTGGCATCCGTCTAAATTCTTCCTCTTCTTCCGTTTCTATGTGTGACAAAAACGACTTCTTTCCATAGTCAGAAACAAACTCCGCATAGTCAACTTCTACCGCTGAGATATATTCCGAAAGATCCACAGGGTCATGGCTCTGAATCTTCTCAAACAAATTCAGTGTTAGCGTCTTATTGGCTGCGTCATAAGTAGGGATAGCGTTGAACTGCTTTATTATCTCCGATATAAATTCCCCTTGTGTCCAGTCGGGGACCATCGCAGCCCCAAAAGCCTTGTAGATAAATACAGGAGTAATTTTCACCCATCCGGACACTACGTCGTTCTGTGTTGACCCTACTGACTGCTGCCATTCGGTGGTCCACGTTAAAACGTCCCCCTGATCGACTAAAAATGTCCTGTCCAGTACGAAGTTTTCCTGGTCCCCTGCCGTAGCTGAATTATAAAGCCCCCCTACCGAAAGACCTATATCAACGAAAGTAAAAACCCCATTTATGTAGATGTATATCCGCTGGCTGTAGGAGGCATCAACAATTGAAGGCACAAAGGACAATTCAATATGAATCATCGTCTTAAAGGGCGCCGTCCAGCTATTGGTGACTAAACTAAAAGGATTCAAAGAGCCATCAAAAAAAGGAAAGGTTGAATCATTCTGAAATACGACCGGATATTCAACATTCTCCCCGGGACGGGCTATTAACGTGCTTTGCTCTACATAAGAAGAAGCCGCGTCGATATTCTCCTGACTTTTGGGGTTATTGACAACGACAGAAGCTAAATAGTCGGCGTCATTTAATAACTCACCCTGAACTTTAATACCCTGTAAAGCAAATACCCTGTTCACGATGTCTTTGGTGTAAAGTGCCCCTACAAAGTCCTCCACTTTTAACAAGGCGTTCCCACGATAGGCGAGTAACCCGTTATCAATTAATGGAAACACCACTCCCGAGGTATTAAACAGCGCATTGGATAGCGTTATCTCGGTCTGGTCTATGTCGTAATCGCTCCAGTCGATATCTCTTAATTTACCGGATAGCAACCCGAACCAATTGTTATTCCCAGCAAAGAATGAGCATTCATAGTTTACGTTTATCTTTTCAACCCTCAGATAGCCTTTGAATGTTTCCTCCCCTGAATCTGTTAGTAGGCTGGCGGGGATTTTCTGATATACTTCTTTTGAAATATTATCCGGTAGTGGGTTATTTAATATCCGGGTATTATTTATCCTCGTGCAGAGGTCGAAGGAGTAAGAGAAAGCCCCGTAACTTGTGGACAGGTCTTCCAATAGCTTGACTTGCTTCTCCGTTTCAACCAAATCATTGAAATCTAAATACTCGTTTCCCACTTTTATCATCATACGTGCTGTGATGGATAGTCGTCCGTATAGCTTATCACAAAACTTACCGAATACATTTTGCTTGACTCAGGTTTAACTAATACCGACTGGTCGTCTACTATTACCGTCCTGCGGTCCCTTTTACCTGTGCCTTCTAATATCTGAACAAGGATAGAACTTCGAATCTGTTCGCCTAGCTGCTCGGCTTGTTGCAGTGTCAATTTCTGACTTCGGATTACCTTTTGTTTCCGTGTCCTCCGGAAGGTCTGTTTGCGAATGGTATCCGCGAAAGTATCATAAGATTTCGGCCATCCCGGGAATACATTCTTAGTGGTTTCCCCCGTTTCAATTACTTCGATGTTGTGGTCTTTATAACCGGTGAACAACCAGTAGTCGAACCCTCCTAAGTAATTAAGCCACGATATGTATAAAAATTCTCTCATTCCAGTAATCGGTAATCACCATCCTCTAAAAGTCTAATATCATCTGCCCCCGCTGTGGCTTGTGTGTCACAGGCGTCAATAATATCAATGCAAATCTCTTCCGTTAAGTAGGCCGCGTCTACTTCAGGTATTGCCGGGGTTGTCTCCGTTCCCGCCCTTGTGTCAATCTGCAAATCTATGTTTGAACCAGAAGTATATTTAACCCCTACTCTTGTAGTGAACAAAGTAGCTGTAAAAGAAATCGCTACAGTATCCGACCCCCCGGGACTTACCGGCCCTGAGTCTGTGGTAGTGGACTGTACGTTCATTAAATCATCGAATATACTTAGCCTTATCGTCCGTGGGTTGGAAGATCCTGAATTATAAGAGTTTGTGTAGCCTAACGTTATCGTGTAGTCGTAACCTGGGATAAACGCATAGGCTGCCCACAGGTATTCAGAATCTGAGTTATCGCTGATGGTCCCCGGAAGTGTTACCGTTGGGGTGGCCCCTGTGGTCCATGCTTCTTCACCTGTCCCCGACTCTGAAGCCCACAGCGAAAGGGCTGGTAGGGTAATAGCTGAGGTCACCCCCGGCACCGCGGCATTACCCGGAGTGTAGATTTTAACACAAAACTGATCGTATTGAGCGTCAGGAACTATCGGAATTCGATAAACCCCTAGACCATTATCAGTATAAATTATTGTTTCTGTGGCTGTTAAGTAATCCTGAACATACTTTTCAATGATAACCCAGAACAGCCCCGGTATGTTTTTAATAAAGGAAATGTCGAAGTACTTGTCTTCAACGGCCAGCAATTCAGGGAACAATGTCAGCCAATAAGCCGGTGAACCATCCGTATAAACGTAGTCCGAATAGGCCCCTGAATATATGTTTTTAAAAGGAAGTTTGCCCGCTACCGCATAGCCTTCGAAGTCGTCCGTTTCGTAGGCAGTTTCTAACGTAGAAAGTGAATAGTTATCGGATTCATCGTAAGATTCGGCGAACTGAATGAAGAACGCCGTAAAAGCATCCAGGTTTAGAGGCAAAGAAAACAGCGTTAAATTGTTCTTGACCGCTATCATCTTTTTGATGTAGTCGTTCACCGAAAACATTACAATGTTGTTCTCATCCGGAGTTAGAGATAAAATACCCACTTCTTCGTAAGGTTTATGAGTGGTCCACGGGTGCAATGCGTTCAGTCCAGAGTAAATCTTTACTTTAACCTGATAAGAGTTGTAATAATACTGAATAGAAGCCCCGGAGAAGCTATTAGAAACAGAGTAGGGCAAATCGATCACGATATTAGATTGGCTAATCACCTCAACAATCTGCCATACCCCGTTTAAGTCTTCATCGGTTGCATCTGATATTTTAACGAATTCTAACCTATAGGCATCCACACTTCCGATGTCTCCCGATAAAGTCAAA